AGAGACAATCCACTATGTTATAACCGCTTTTCGTGATGTTTGCACGGTTCAAAAGCGCATACGCCTCGCCCATCAACGCCTTGACCTCTTTGTTGCCGGTCGCGCGTGACCAGAAATGCAGCGTTAGGGTCATCTCAGCGCCGCGCGTGTCGTCGGTATCCCACGCAACCTGCGTATCTTCACCGATCACGCAATAAGGAAAGGTCGTGGCAGGTGCGCCCTCTGGCAGGAATGGTGCGGTGTCAAAAACGGTGCAGTCGGTTAGGTTGCCGTTTAGCAGACCGAACACGATTTCCTGCGCCGCCGTTGCAAAGTTGGTCGCCATTATGTGCGCCTCGCAATCTCTGCCCGCATCCGATCTTCAACCTTCACCCGCGCCTGCTCAAAGCTAGGCGTCAGCCAAGGGCGTGGAGCCATGCGCGACGTGCCGAACTCAAGATAGCGGCCATAGACAAGGTTCGTGCCGACCTGACCGCTAAGGTTGGACGGGGTTGCAGGGTTGATCGCCACAGAATTGGCCAGCCGCCCCGTATCGCTCATGGGATACTGGCCCGGCGCGGATGCCTGATGCGTCCTGCGCGGCTCGTATTTCTCATAGACGACACCGCTTGCTGGGCCGCTCTGGATGCCCCTCACAGCCGCGCTGCGCGTCTCTGTGATGGTCTGGTTAATGACAGACGCAACGGCCTTGTCAGCGTCCTTTGCAATCGCCGCAAGCTGCCGCGTCAGTTGCGAGATGCCGTCAATGTTTACGTCGATCCTCATGGCGCGGCCCCATCGCTAAGGCGGTATTCCAGCCAACGTCGCCCGCCGTCAGGGTCAACAACGCCGAGGATGGCGTATGTCTTGCCGTCCCATTGCACCCGCTGTGCAGCCGTAGCGCCCGAGAAATACCGCGTCACCATGCGATAGGTGTTACCCGGCACTTGGCGCATATAGCCCCACCGCTCGCTGCCCGGTGCCGCCTCGATCATCGCCCTAGTGGGTGCGCCCGATACCGTGGCCCAAGCTTCAGTGAAGCCGCCCATGCCGTCGCTGGATCGCGTCAGCGCCTGTATGGCGACCGTCTCGCCAAGCTGTCGCGCGGTATACTTGGGGGCGCAGCACTTCACCATGCGAGTTGATCCGCAAGCCGATAGGGCGCAAGCAAGCGCATGGCCTCATCCGTCAGGCCCATGCAGGTGCCGTCATACATGCCTTCAACCGACAGCTTGATTGCCTGCACAATCGGCAAGGGGACGCTGCCAGAGCCGTAGCCCGCAACATAGGTCACCTCGACCGCGTTCTGCGCCCGAAGATCGCTCGGCCACGTCTCGCCCTCGTTCAGGTAGATGCGCCCGCTTTGCAAGTCTAGCTGATAGTTGTCAGCCGAGAATGTCGCCGCGTTGTTGCCTCGATCATAGGTCACAACGCTGGTGACCGATGCCAGCGGCGGAAACGGCAGGTCGAGCGTCTCACCGCCGCCGAGGATGTATGGGCGCGATACCGTGTGAACGCCAGGACCAAGCTGCAACAGCCGATCATCCGCGCCCGCATCCGCAAAGCCGTCCGCGCGGAAAACGAACGTCTCGGTCAGGATACCCCGCCGCGTGTATTGCTTTACCGCCTCCGTGGCCGTGGCAATGTATCCGGTGATCAGCGTGTCGTCGCCCGTGCCGTCAACGCGCAGATGCGCCTTCATGTCCGACAGGGAAACCGCCGGATCATCGGTCGATGCCGTGACGACAACAGACTTGCGGTTAAACCTCATTCCCGAACCTTTCTAGGGCGTCCGCGCTTGCGGGGCGCAGCCTTGTTTTCCGGCGCAGACATGTGGGCTTTCGTCTCCACGATCTCGCAAGCCCCCTCACCGATCAACAGATCAAGCGTGGCGTCGTCCACCTCGCGCTCCGACCCATCGGCCCACGTCTCAACGCGAATGCCGTCTAGGCTGATCGGAAAGCGCCGAAGAAGTCTTACGCGCGTCATGGGCTGTGCGTCCTTTGCAGCAGAATTGCCTTGTCCCAGACATTAACATTTTCCGAGGCGAACAGAAAGAACCGCGCGCCATAGCGGGCGAAAGCGTCGGTCACAAACAAGGTGCCGTTGAAAAACAGAAAGTCATCTACGCCGCTGCTTTTGACGATGCTACGCCGGTCGCGCGCAATCATCGTGCTGTAGTCAGAACCGATGCCAACGTCGATCTCGACAAATGCCGCCGTTGATGTGGATTTGCTCAGTCGAAATGTCAGGTTGATATTGTAAACCTCACCCGCCGCGAAAGGCTGGATCGTGCTATTCCCGAAAACGTCCAGCGGAATGCCGCGATTGTATTGGGTTTCGGTCCCATCGCCCTCGCCGTCAATCGTGACATGCGTAAGCGTTTCAGCCGTGACGCTTTGCTTATTGTCCGAGGTGTGGACGCTATCGGTGAAATACAGCCATCCGCCGTCATAGCCGGTGCGGCGCTCTCGCCCATCGTCCAACCGAATGAGTAAATCAGCCGCGCGCTTGTTGTCTTCTGTCGCGTCGGGGATTTCGGACCAGTTGATATTCGTCATCGCATCCCCCTGAGCTTATGAAAGGGGCCAGCCGAAGCCAGCCCCTCGCTAAGATCAGGTAGCCGCCGTGCCGGTGTCGATGGTAGCAGTCCCCATCGAAGCGCCTTTGTCCTTGCGGGCGTGGACGGTGACGGCTGCATCGGTGCCGGTCGTGCCGGTCGCCACGATGCGGACGTAACGCGAGTTGCCGCGATAGCCGATGGTGCCGACCAAGGTGTCGTCGGCGTCATCGTCGGTCACGGTCAGCGCGCTTTCCAGACCGATCAGGTCGGCGTCGGCCACTGCGGTAGCGTCTGCCGCCGCCGTGGTGTCGCTTTCCTGCACCTCGAACGAAAAGCCCGAGGTCGTGCCAGCGTCGGTGACGGTGCCGGTCGAGACGCTGAACGTGACAGCCTCCCAGCCCTGCATGTCGATCCAGTCGCCAGCGGCGGGGGTCACACCGGACAGGGTGGCCGAAAGGGCCAGCCCGTATTCGGCGTTGTTGCGCATGTCAAAACTAGCCATGGGTCAAGTCTCCTTTCTGGCCTTACGCGGCAACCTTGCCGATCTTGATCGCATCGAACGAGGTCACATCGCCCCCCACGCGCTGCGTGGTGTAGTAGGTGATGAAGCCCTTGTTCGTGAACGGGTCGCGCAGAACCTGGAGGCCCACACGATCCACGATGGTGTAGGCCATCGAGAAGTCGGCGTAGACGATGGACAGCGCATTCGCCGCGACTGCGGGCATGTCGTCCATGAACACAACCGGCTTGCCGAGAAGCTGGATCGTGGCCTGGCCGTTCGCCAGCAGAACCGGGCTGAAGAAGTAGTTGTCATTACCCTTCAGTTGCAGCGCCGCGCCGAACGTGGTGCGCTTCATGCCCCAGACTGCCGACGCCTGATAGGCTTCCTTGAGCGCGTTCTGCACCTCAATCAGACCGTCAGCGTCCAGCGCAGCGGCTGCACCCATGTTGATCTGCTCGATCTTGTCGCGCTCGTAGGTGCCAGCAGCGGCCCATGCGTCATAGGTCAGGAAGCCGCGAGGCTGGCCCACACCCGTGCCGCTCACGAACGCGGTGTTCTGCGTGCGTGCGAACTTGTCCGCGACCTTGCCCGACAGCCAAGCCTCAACGTCGAGATAGGCGTCTTCGATCATCTCGGTCGTCATGCGCGGATCGGCTTCGATCTTGTGCGCGGCGATGACCTTCTGGCCGAGTTGCGGGGTGTCGGTCTGGCCGCTCGATGCGCCCTCGCCAACCCAGCGCGCGCCTGCCTCGTCGTCATCGATCAGGATGTCGATAGACTTGGAGCCGGTGCGCTCGACATTGGCAACCTGCCGCAGGGGCGAGGTTTCGAAGATGCGGGTCACGATGGTCTGCGACAGTTCCGGGCGAACCAGATAACCGCCGTCAGGGTTCACGTCCGTGGACATGGCCTTGATCTCGATACCCTCGCGGGTTTCCTTGAGGCCGTCAGCCTTGCCGTAGGCCATGTAGTTGCGGAAGGCGTCGCGGTGCTTTGCCTCGATCTCCGCATCCATGCCCTTGGCGTCGTCGCCGCCGGGACGGTTCATGGCCGCTTCCAGCTTGGCCTGCTTTGCTTGCAGGTCAGCCATCTTGGCGGTGATGTCTTCCGCCATGCGGTTGTGCTTTTCCTCGGTCACAACGTCCTTGGGCTGCGAAGCCTTGAGGCCGTCGATTTCCGAGCGCAGTTCGGTGAGGGTCGGGTTGATCTTCTCAACCAGCCCTTTGATTTCCTGAAGATCAGCCATGACGCTTCTCCATCTTGCTCAGGGTTTCAGTGAGTAGGGCTTTGAGTTCGTCAACGTCCCGTTGAACCTGCTCAGGATCAGGCGTGTCTGCGTCCCGCAGAACCTCCGCCCTTGCCTTCCATGCGCCGCTCGCCATAGCTTTCGCCATGCGGTTCGAGTGGCCCATATTCTTGAAAGCGCGCTCAAGTTCGCGCTCTGTGATCTCGTCCGACTTCATGGCGTAAATGCCCGCCAGATCGTTCATCGGGAACACGACGACAGACGTTTCCCAAAGGTCCAGCTTGGTCAGCTTGCGGACGCCTTGGTCCATGTCCATTTCGTATTCTTGGGTGCGATAGCCGATGGACAGCCCATCAACCGCGCCCATCTTCACAAGCGCAGCAACCTCTGCACCCTTGGCGGCTTTCTTCGAGATGCGGCCCTTCATATAGAGGCCGTTTGCATCCTCGCGCATTTCGTCCCATGCGCCGATGGGCTGATTGGCGTCGTGCTGCCAAAGCATCTTGGGCTTGCGACCCTTGGCGATGCATTCCTTGAACGCGCCCGGCACAACCATGTCGCCGCCGCCGTCAACATTGTTGAAGACGCTGCCATAGCCGGAGACGGTCAGGTATTCGTCGTCTTCGCCTTCCGACTTGATCTCAAGCGCGGCGAATTTCGTCTCTAACGGCTCGCCCGCGTCCTTCTGCCCGAACATGGACATGCAGACGGCGAACCGCTGATCCATGTCAGGATACTTCGACGCGGTTTCCGCATCGCCCATGCAGCGGCGGATATAATCGGAGCGGTCTTCGCCTGCGCGGGGTTCCGGCATGAAAAAATCCATCTAAGGGCCTCGGGCGCTTCACAGCGGCCTTTGCAAATCTTATAGCACGCTCCTGCAAACTTGCAAAGTCCGCGCGCGCAAACGAAAAGACCGCCCCCGAAGGAGCGGCCTCGCCTACAAGTGACCGGCCACAACTCGCCGGGCCGTGCCTTACCTTACATGCCTCAACCGCCTTGCCGTGACCTCTCTTTAAGCGCGTGGCGGATTACGCTTAAAGCATACATCGCATCTGACATTGCGATGCCTGTTGCCGCTTCTGCGGCTTTCTTGGCTTCCTGAAAAGCCGCCTCGTCATCTGGCGTCAGAGCGATGCGAATGTGTTTGCGGTTACTCATTGATGGTCGCCTTTACAATCTCCACAGCCCGCTCTTGGCTATAGGACACGGATATTTTGCTTTTCTGGGCAGAGGATTTGTTGAACACGTCCCAAGCCACTGTCGCATTGGCTGGCTGAGTATGCCCGCCGCCACCGTAAAGCCTTCCGGTAATTGACGCTCGAATTGCAGCATGACCGATTGGCGGCAATAACTCAGTTCTTGCTAGGACAAGATTGCGATACAGACCGAAGACGTAATCTCGGTCGGCACCGGACATAACTCTTGCGACCGCCGCAAGTCTGAAGGGTGCCGAAGAAAACACTTTCGCAGACGTATTGCAGAAGTCCAAGAGATCGCCATGAACATTCTCGATCCTCATGGCGGCGCGATAAATTTCTGCATCAGTCACCTGCCCGGACTGGCCAAAGGATTCAAGTCTCACGACAAGACCTGCCGTCTCTGACAATTTTTTATCTATCTTCAACGCATCTGCCCGCGTTCTTGTCGCCCCACGATCCAGAACAGAGAAAACATCATCGTCAAAGCCCGTTGCGAACAAAAAGCGGCATGTCACACCAGACTGCACAACTGCCGTCATTCGGTGCTGGCCATTTAACAAGCGGCCTGTTTTTGACATGGATATGGTTTCCGGGGAAAACCGCCAATCTCCATCGGTCATGATTTTCGCATACTTCTTTACGACTGCGGGCTTCAGCTTTCGGTTGTCGAAATTTGTCCGCTCCAAAAGTTCCGATGCGATTTCTGGCGTTATATCCACAATTTGGACGGCCTCGTCCTTGTTGAATAGCGTCATGATATTTGTCATGATGTCCTCATCTGGTGCGTTTCATAGCCTGCACAGCTACGCGACCAGATAAGCAAAGCCCGCGCCCCTTGTCAACAGGTGGCGCGGGCTTTCATTTTGTCGCCATGTGTCGCCTAATGGCGTCGGGCGTCAATCTAAATCAAACCCGCCCACCGGATGATGCACAACGGCGCACCGGCAGTTGATCGTCGCGCCACCCGGCTTGCCAGCCTCGCCCGGATACATGATCGGCAGGTCAGGGCCGCCAACCCACGGCATCATGAACGGATCGTCCATCGCCACGCGCTGACCGTCCATCGCCGCGTGATCGTATTCGTCATCCATGCCTATGCGCCGAGTGCGCGCATCCTCGACGGCCACCCATTCTTTCTCAAGCTGCATCCCTGTGGTCTTGGCAACCTCGTGCGTGGCAAAGTTCGCCGCCCCATGCGTTTCCGTGCGGGCGATCAGCGCGCCGCGCCACCGGCCAATGTCGGGCAGGCGGTCCTCGATCATCTGGGCGATAGCATCAACGCCTAGCCCGTCTCTCTGCCCCTGTGCGACCAGTGCAACGATCTGCGCCCGCGTCGTCTCGGATACAGACGTGATGCGCCGCCGGATAGCCTCCTGCTGCACCCATGCCAGCGCGAAGGATTGGAACAGTTCGAGGAACGATATTTCCTTCGTCTCAAGGTCCATCCCCATCGCCTTGCCTTGCGTCACGATGCGGCGACCGAAGGTCTTGGCGGCGGCAAGCGCAAGCTGGCGGTATATGTCGCGCAGGTCTTGCGAGTGCTGATCCGAGACAGGTGGCACATATCCCAGCGCGACATAGCCGAGGCGGATACGATTGCCCTCTGCCACGATAGCGGCGGCAAGCTGGCGTCGAAAGCGGCGCTCTAGCACGTCCAGCATACGCGACTGGATTTGCGCCTCGCGCTCGCGGCTGTGACTGATGAAGGCGGGCTTGCGGGCCATTAGTCGTCCGCCGCGTCGGCGATCCTGTTAGCCCATGCGCGGCCTGCGTCACCGCCCCAGCCGTCCCAAGCTATCCGCCACGCGGTCGGCCCGCCGTCCGGTTCCTTCGCGTTGAAGTGCTTGTCACGGTTCACGCCGTGGCGGGCGAAGAAACTCACCATGCGGTTCACCGTCTCAAGGCTCAGATTGGCTCGGTTCGATATGTCACGCGCGCGGGCAACGCCCGTTTGCGTCATGCCTCGCCCATACTCGCGCCGCCACTCAAGCGCCCGCTCTGCGGCTGCCGCCATCTCAGCCGTGGGCTTGTGGCCATCCGCCTTGGCTTCGAGGTCGTCCATGCCGTAGGCCAGCGCCTTCATGTCATCGGTGCCGAGGTCAAACGGGTTGCCGGGGATCGGCTTATACGTCCCCTCGCCGGTCGGCTCATAGCCCATAAGCTGCCGGGCCTCCTCAAGGGTCAGGACGCCCTTGTCGTATGCCGTGACCGCGCGATTAAACATCCGCTCGCGCAAGGCCTCAAGGGCCGGGATGCTGTCCAGATCAAGGCGCAGTTCCAAGCCGTCGCCGTAGCGGGGCAGGAGCCAGTTGTTGAGGGCCGAGATCAGTTCGCCCAGAACCGGGATAACGGTGTCGGTGTAAAGCCGCTCTTTCGCTTGCTCCAAGTTGTTGAACGTGCTGGCGTCGTTGTCGATCAGCGGAAGCGGAACGCCCAGCGCCGAGGCGACATACTTCGCCGTCTCGCGCATGGTGTTGAGAAAGTCCATCTCGCGCGCCGACTGCGAAAGCGCGACCCACTCCGCGTCCTCGGCCAGCATGGGGATTTCGCCCGCGTTCTCGGCCCCCTGCATACGGGCTTTGAAATACTCCCGCATCCGCTGGATGATCTCGCCCGAGGGATAACCGCCCTTGAAGCGCACAAGGCCGCTAGGACGGGCGCTGTTGCGCAGGAGGCTGTAGTTCCAGCGCATACCCGCGTTGTGCGTGTCACCGGCCAGCGCAGCGGCCATGAGGGGCGACTGCCCGCGCCAGTAGTTGTCCGGGTTGTAAGTCTTCACGAAAAGCATGTCGCTTTGACCGGTGATCGGATCAACGCTGAAAGCGACTTTGCGGTTGTTGAGGTTGTGGACATACTCGGACGGGATGCCGCCGCGACCGGGCTTCACGTCGATGTGCAGCGGGTTCAGCGGCCAGATTTCGGCGGGCTGGCCCTCGTTGCCCGATACGCAAGCCATCTCGCCCATCAACATGCGATTGACGATCATCTCGGTGACCCACGACTGCCACGTCATCACGGGCGTCGGCTTGGCGAGAAGATCAAGAGCCGGATGCGCCTCGATTGCCTCGCCGTTCGGGCCGTAGAGTTCGTATCCGATGGACGATGCCGCTTTCGTGATCTCGGTTACGGCGCGATAGACGATGACGTTTAGCTGGTAGCCTTCGCGGATATACTGCTGCGCGTTGTCCTTGCGGCCCCATGACACGCCGGTGCCGACCATGAAGGCTGCGCCGTTGGGATGCTCTTTTGTCTCGGTCGCGCGCTGTCGCGTGAAAGGCCATAGTGCCATTATAGAACCCCGAATATCTCGCCCGTGCTGCCCCGGATCATCGGCGCGACTGCATATCTCACGGCGTCCCATCCGTGGTTGTGTGCGTCGATGATCTTTGTCGTCACGTCGCCGTTGTCATTGACCTTGTGGCTGTAAAACCGCGCTTCGCGTTGCATATTAGCACAATCGGGGTGAATTAATATAGACCGGAACGAACGCAGGAAAGCGATGCCGTCTTCTACGCTGCCCGGCCATTTCTCCACCGCCTTGGCTTGCGGGATGCCGTGACGGCTTATGTGCGAGATGCTTTCGGGCCGCGCGCTGTCCCATCGGCTGACCTCAAGCGCGAAACCGGGTATCGCGCCGGTGACGAATGGCGCTGTGTCGTCCAGCTCGAGGCCCTGCTTGAAAGCCTCGCGGCGGATGCCGATTTCCTCGGTCGCCTTGTTGATCCAGACCTCGACCGCCGCGGTAGGGTCTTGAGAAAAGCCGAAGTCGCCGCCGAAGAACGGGCCAGCCCAATGCGCCTCGCGCGGGTTCGGTTCAAACGGCTCAACCCTGATCTTGCCGCCGAACACCTGGGCATTGCTGTTTTGCAGATACGCCCCTTCCCAGATGTGGGCATAAGTCGCGGGATCGAGGCGCTGCTGCTCGCGCTTGCGTAGAACCTCAAGCCCCTCGGGGAAGAACGGATTGTCCTGCCAATTCAATTCCGCGACCAGTGCATCGGGCGGCGGGTTTTTGCGAAGGCGTTGGTCGACCGGTGATCCGTCTTCGCGCGGGTTCCAAACTGCCCATAATTCCGACTTGGGCTGACGGAACACGGTGGCCTCAAGCGCCAGCCATGACGGCTCGGGGATGTCCTCGGCCTCCTCGACAATGGTGAGGTCGATCTTCGCAAGCGACTTAATAGATTGTTCATTTCGCCGCAGGCCGCGAAAGATGAACTCGGTGCCGTTTGCCCCGCGCAGATAGTCCCGCCCGACATCGTAGTGCGCTTCAAGCCATGGCTCGGATGCAATGGCCGCTTTCAATTCGGCGTGGAAACTCTCGGCGATACTGACCTGAAATTCACGGGTGCAAAGGATGCGAAGCGGCTCGGCGTATCCCCAGATAGCAGCCATCTTGGCAAAGCTGAAACTCTTGCCCGATCCTCGCCCGCCGTGTGCTGCCCTGTATTTTGCCGCGCCGCGCTTGGGTGCGAATACGGGGATCAGCTTGCGCGGTAGGTCAATCGTCGCTTGCGTCATCGGCTGCGCGCAGGATGATCTCGGTGGGCTTGGGCGTCATGCTGCCGTCGCTTGACGTGTGGTCCTGCTCCACCTTGTCGCTGTAGCCGTGCTTTGTCAGGATCATCTTTGTGATTGGTGCATTGAAATTGCCAACAAGACCGCCGCGAAGAAGTTGGCGTTCCTGTTTTTGCATCAATTCACGGAGAATGTCAGAAAACTCTGGCTTTGTTTCATCGCGTGCCCATGCGTATAGCGTTTCGCGTGTAAGCCCTAGAACGCAAGCGAGACCCGCAACCGATGGGATGGGGTCTTCAAAAGCCTCGTGATCTGCAATGTAGTTTCTCGCCTTTTGCAGTATCTCGGGCTTGTAGTCTGTGGGTCTACCTCCAGCCATGTGCGTTACTCTATCACGTTTCTTGCATTGAGCAAGATGCGCAGCCTTGCCGACAGGAAAAGGTCGCCTTGGGATCGGCTATCTGCGCGTGGCGTTTAGGGCAGAACTGTTTGTTGCGACCGACCCGGCAACGTCCACTAGCCGCTGGCATTGGCTGGCCAGTCACAGCGTTCTAGCAAAATCCCCAAATAGCTTTTTGCTTGCCTCTTCATATTTCTTCTTAGCATCCTCCAGTGAGCCGAACATTCCAAGATGAATTCTTTTTCCATCAACTCTGATATGAGCCTGCCATCTTTTGTCGTTCTTTCTAAAATGGACACCCTTTACTCCTGTTGTGCTGTGGCAAGGCGTTCTTGAATTTCTTGTGTTTTCTTTAGTGGTCGCAAAACGCATATTTGAAAATGTGTTGTTAAGACCGTCACAGTCTATATGGTCAACAATCATTTTAGGCGGCGGTTTCATTAACACGTTGTGCATGAAGACCAGCCTACCGTTAATAGATGAAGCGGCGTAAACAGCCCGAACCGATCCATCTGATCGCCTTTTGACAACCGAACACCAATTTTTTTTATCTACCAAAGGAACAGAGTTAGCGTCTATTTTGCACACATATCCTTGCGTTAGGGGCACATAAGCAATGTTGCCATCCACTGTTATTGGGCGTATCATTTTGGGCATCTGGCAAGGCTCCATCTTGCTGGTGTAGGCGGGTTGAGTGTTGACGCACTCCCCGCCCTTTTATTTCACAGAAACTTAAAGTTTGCAATGATGTCATCTTACCAAAGGCCAGTCACGGTGACTGTTTCGACACCGGGGGATCAAGTCCGGTGGCCCTGTGGTCAGGGTCTTAAAAGTGTTGAGCGCGGCATCCCACTTCCGAACATCATGCAGGCGATCAACTCTGCATGGTGGGCTATCCTACCGCCTATCGCCGCGCTCTGGGAGATGCACCAGGACGCAAAGCGCCAGATTTACGATGGCCCCGAAGCGCCACGGATGCATCCGCCAGAAAGCGGTTATGTTAGAGCGCGGGCCGGGCGCTACTCCGGCTATCTTTTCTTCGGGTTAACGTTGCCTAGGACGCACCCGCAAGAGAGATGCCACCCCCTTTCGACGCTAATCTAAGGGCGCGTGTCTGCTTTCCACGCCGCCGCGCTCAGGCCGGGTGCCGGTCGTGCAACTTGACGCACTCAACCCAAAGTGACGGGCCGTCGGCACACCGCCAGAAAGCGGTTTGCCAGCGCACTAGAATGTGGCGCATTCGGTAGCGCGCGACCAACTCTGCGAAAACCGTGACGTTTTTTCCGAAAGTTGATGTTGCGTTGTGTGCGCTGGCAGGATCAATTTACTTGGCCTCCGCTTGGCCGTCAACGGCCTGTTCCCACTCCTGCCCCTCGCGTTGGAGCCGGATCATCGCGGCCTCTTGCTCAATAATGCTGTGGACCAGACCGGCGGGGTGGCCCTGCGCGATCTGCGCGCGCACCCATAGGCGCAGGCTTTCGCGGATGGCGAGGGCGCTGGCGTCGAGTGTGGTGTCGTGGGTCATGCCAGCCTCCACATTTTCGCCTTGCCGCTGCCGCATTTGACCTCGCCAATCTCCTCGACCTTGCCGTTGAGTGCGAGGCGTTGAAGCGACTTGCGAGCGGCCTCCGAGGTGATGCCAGATGCGGATGCGATGTCGCGGCTGGTGCCGGGCTGCTTGGCTAGGAAACCCAGAACGATGTCGCGTGTCTGCTCCATCTTGCGCGTGTTGACGTGGTTCTTTTCTTTCTGAACGTGCTTTGCGCCCGGCACTGCCTGCCACACCTTTTTGCCAAACGCGCCGTCACCGCCGAAGTCTACCGCGCGGCCCTCTTCCTTGAGCCGGTTTAGCCGAACCCGGACCTGAGCCTTGGTGATGCCGGTTTTCTCGGCCAGTTCGGCAACGCTGATCTGCTCGGCCATGTGCTTTAGAATGCGGTCATCGGCTTTGCGCTTTTCCGCATCGTTGCGCACCAGAACGTGCTTGTGACGGGCTTCTGCGGCGCGGGCGTTGGCTTCTTCGCGCCTGCCCATTTCTGGCAGTGACGGCTTGTGTCCTTCCTTCTCGGCGAGACGCGCCCAGCGCAGGGCTAGGAGGTTCTCCGCGCGGGAGGAGATGATTGCCTTGTCGTGGATGGTGATAGCGTTCATGCGCTTGCCTCCGGCGGCTCGGGAAGGGGCAACCAGTGGGTTGGACCCATAAAGG